GCTCTTTGAAGACCGTGTCGTCGACATCCCCCAGCGATCCGCTCTGTGCGTCGCCGACGACCCATTTGCCGAATGCGCTGCTGCCGCCGACGGCGCGCCACCGCGTCAACAGGTTGACGCTCGTGAAGCTCGTGCGCTCCGTCCACTTGAGGGTGTTGAGGTTCAGCTCCCACGTCCACGTCGGAGACGAGATGTGCCAGAACTTCTTGCCTGTGGCGACGTAGCACCCGGCGACAAGCGTCGTCTTGTCGGTCGCCGCGCTGAGCAGGCGATCGAGATCCGGAGGAGAGACCTTCTCTGGGACGAAGCTCCCCGGTGGGAATCTCCACACGCCATTTTGAAACACCCAGAGGAGGTCACCGAACCCCTCTTCCCATCCGGCGATCGCAGCGTAGCCATCGAGGCCGACGTCGAGCACGGACAGGCGGGTGTACGGGAACCCTGGATAGGTGTTGGCCGTGTTGTTGAAGATCTCGGTGAATGTCGTGCAGTAGGCCAGGAGCATGCCGCGGAAGGGGATCAGACGCAGCAGGTTCCCGTTCGCCTTCGACCGGACTGTCGTATAGGTCAGCGCATTGATGGTGGTGTCGTTGACGATCGTCGCGAAGATGCGATTGTCGCNAGAGATACCCGTCCTGGCCGCACATGCAGTTTGGCTGCGGCAAAATCCCGCCGGCATTGAACGACGTGACGGAGGCGGACGTGAGCGTGAACGCGCCATTGTCGGGGTCGACGCAGAGAATGTCGGGAGTCGGCGTTTTCTGGTTCCGCCCGAAGCTCAGCATGCGGGTGCCTGACAAGGTCCCGGAGAGCGTCGTCACGGCACCGGCGGAGTCGACCGTCTGCCCCTTGCTGGCCATGCCGTAAAACAGCAGGTTGTTCACGAGCAAGCCGCCGCGGAACCCGGTCTCTCCGGTCACCGAATGCTCGGACAAGCCCGGCGCTCGGATCCACTTGACCACCTTCTCGTCCAACGGCTCGGCGTGGCAGTTGATCAGCCGGCCGGCGGCTTCCTGTGGGTCCTTGCCGGGGGTGGTGGTGAGTGGCCATGGGATCGGAGTGGGCCCGGTTGCCATCAGAGGCTCTCCATGCGGAATGGCTGGTAGGTCGGCTTGCCGCGCATGATCGAGCGGATCTCGCTCACCGCCGTCATCTTGCGCACCTCCAGCTTCTGCGCCTCCTCTTCCGAGACGCTGAATTCGGTCTGGGCCGCGTGCGCAAGAAGGACTGCGAGCTGCAGGTAGACTGAGTCGGGGATCTGCTCTCGGTCGCCGACGTAGATGATCTCCTGCGCCGCCAGGGTGGATAGGAGGGGCGAGACGTACCCCTCGATGCGCAGGAGGTCATCGTTCTCAGGCTCTTGCCCGATCGTCGTGACGCCCAGCTCTCCGAGGGCCTTTCTCTTCAGCGCGAGGCTGTTGACGGTGGGCATGAACGTCTACTCCGATCAGCTGATCGCGTTGTTGATTTCCTTCTCGGCCTTTTCGAGCTGCTCGACGCGGCTCGAGTAATAGGGGGCCAGGAAGTCCAGATCGTCGGTGCCGACGTCGCAGTCCGTGCGCAGATCTTCCTCCGCGTCCCATCGACGCTTGACCTCGTCGCTTCCCTTCGCGGCCTGGATCCACTCGATGGCGTAGCGGCGGTATTCGATGTCGGTCCGCGGCTTGCCGTATGACGGCAGCGGCGCCTGCTTCTCATCGCCGACCCTGAACCATGGGTTTGTGCGCGCCATCTCGATGATGACCGCGTTGCTCACGGAGCGCGGCTTGTTCGCCTCAAACCTGATCCCCTCCACCACGGTGTTGAAGGGGTCGCCGTCGAAGCGCGGGGTGTAGGTGATCATCACGGCCCCTGCCTGCCTGGGGAACGGCGGGCGTGCTCTGCGGTGCTTTCGCCATAGTCTCTCTCCTGCTCTTTGCGCGGTAATGCGGCCCGCCCGAAGGCGAGCCGCTGGGTCATGCTATACGCCGATCAGTAGTCGTTGTCCGGCATATAGGTGATGACGCACGTGGCCTTGCCTGTCGAGGGGGCCGTGCCGGTGTAGGTGTATTTCACGTACAGCGGGGTGTCGGCCGACGCCGTGAGGCCGCGGCCAAGACCGGTCGACGCCGTCATCTGGTAAATGCCCGGCGTCCCTTCGGTGATCGACATATTCGACGTGCCAGCGTCGACAAGGTTGGTCGCCGTGGTGGTCGTTCCGAGCGTGAGCACGTTGGTGGACACGGCGTTGAAAGCCGTGATCACCTCGCAGGATATGCTGTTGATGTACGCATTCTGCGGCAAGGTGCCGAACTGCGAGTAGCCGGGGGATGCGACCCACGGGTCGTTGTAGTTGACGGAGACGCGATAGTAGTTCGTCTGCTGCGTCGCGCCCACACGCACGGGGAACGTCGCCTGGGGCTGTGGAGCGAGAGCGTAGGCCACACCGCACGCAAGGAGGACGGCGAGACCGGCTGCGGCGAACCGCGATTTCAGGAACTTCATGGCGAAAGCCTTTCTGCTTGAGGGCGTAGGGGCGGCGACGAGCGCCGCCCCGCTATCACATCACCGATCAGGTGTCGGCGACCGCATAGGTGAAGATCGTGAAGATGCCCCACTCCTTGAGATTCCCGGAGAGGTTCTTCTTGGCGATCTTGCCGATGCCGTAGGCCATCTTCACGCCCGCGCCGCGAGCGAACTGATAGTCGTCTTCCTTCAGGAAGGTCGGGACCGGCATGCGGCCCCAGCACCACGCCAGCGCGGACTGCCCGCACAGGAACGACGGCATCACGCGGATGCCACCGGCGCCGGCCGTCGCATAGAAGGTCGGCAGACGGATCGACAGTTCCGGGATCTCCCGGATGATCAGACCGTTGTAGAGCAGGTCGCCATCCTGGAAGAGCGGGTTCTTGTTGATCGCGTCACCCTCACGAGCGCGAGCGTTCGTGTTGGAGTTGATGATGGTCGTGTCCGCCTGCAGGTCGCGGAACGGCTCCTGGCCGACGAAGACGACGAAATACTCGCGGCCGTTCGTCAGCTTGAACGGACGGATGCGGGGGTTCGCCTTCTTCGCCGCACGCTTGGCGCGGTTGAGCATCGCTGCCGTAATCGCCATGGCGGTCGTGATATTGGCCATGGTGGAAGCGAAGTTGCCGGCCACCAGGGCGCCGCCGGCGAAATACATCCGGTCGGTGTTGTCGGTCAGCCACGTGTTGCGCTGGGCTGCGGTGGCGGAGTCGAACAGGACACCGTTCACGCGCTGGCCGTAGGCCGTTCCAAGCGCCGCCGGAGCGGACTCGCCCGGGAGGGCATAGAAGGCATCGACGATCTCGTCGCGCTGAAGCTCTTTGCCCCAGTCGGACAGGAGAGGCTTGGCCTCGCCCCACAGGTCGATCGAGGACTTCTGCTCTTCCGCGTTGTTGATGCGGATGGCATTGCGCGCCCAGTCGATCCAGAGGCGGAAGCCGTAGTTGTCGATCGACTCTTCGTTGCCAGCCAGCGCGCCGGTGGCGATTGCCTGCCCCTTGAGGCGGGCGACCAGCGGAACGTTGATCTGCTCGCCGCCGTTCTTCAGATCATTCACGATCCGAATGATGGCGTTGAGGTCGGTCGACATATAGGGCGAGAACAGATTCTCGCGGATATACTCGCGAGTGATCTGCTTGCGATAGACCACCAACTTGTTGTTGGCGTGTGCGGAAGTGACGGCCATGACGGCTTTCCTTTCTGACGCACGACCAACACCAGCCCAGTTTCAGCGTGACGCGCGGATTACCCTTCCCACGCGCTTTCAAACACCGACTGATCGGAGTTGTCGTACAATGACGGGTTCGCGTTGTTCGCAACAGATCCGCCGCGGGCGCCGTTGGCGCTCGGAGGCAGCTTCACGACATTTCGGGGACGCCCACCATTCCCGCTGGCCGCTTCTTCACGAAGCGAGGACATGATCTGCTTCTTGAACTCCGGGTCGGCGAGGAGAGCATCGCGCGTCTCCTTCTCGATCCGGGATCTGTACGCGGCGGGATCGCTCCCAACCTCGCGAAGCACCCTATTGTCCGTGAACCACTTCACCATCGCCTCGCCAGGGTCGCGTGATATCGCGATCCGGCGGCCGGCGGCGAAGTCATCCGGGTTATTGCGATCGAGCTTCTGGAACGCGTTGAATGCCGCGTTGAAGACTTCCTCGCCGTGCCGGATGTGAGCGGAACGCATGCTCAGCTCGTGGCGCGTCTCGATGCTCTCGGCCCGCACGCCCTGGATCTGCTGGACGATGGGAGAGAGTGCCTTTTCGAGGGCGCGTGAGATGAACGCATCGGGGTTCTGGAAAAGGTCGACGGGCTCTTCGTCCTGCTTGGGCTCCTCGCGCGCGGCCAGCTGGGGAGCCTGTCGCGTGGTCAGTGCCTGCAGGACCATATCGAGGCGCTGGTTGAGCGCCTGGATCTGCTGCGAGGCCTCCTGGCGGAACGTGTCACGCTCCGTCTCGGCGGCTTGGCGGCGTTCTCGTTCGGCGATCAAGGCTGAACGGGGGATCCGGTGCTGGTCGGCGTCGTCGTCCTGGCTGCGCTGCTGGGCCTGCTGGCCTTGCTGCTCGTCCTGGTCGCCGGCGTCGGCTGCGCCTTCATC